GGCACCGAGAACCCATTGGTGTGGGGCCGGACCAAGCGCAAGGAGGGCGGCGAGGACTGGGGCGAGACCCATGAAGCCGGCGCCAATGCCTGGCTGAAGCTCTACCAGCAGGAGCGCGCGCACCTCGTCAAGGTCTGCTCCGAGGCCATCCGGGCGGGTATCGAGGAGCGCCGGGTCAAGCTCGCCGAGGCGCAGGGCGAGCAGGTCGCGCAGGCCATCCGCGGCATCCTGGACGACCTGCGGCTGACGCCCGAGCAGATCTCGCGGGTTCCGGACATCGTGCCCAAGCACCTGCGGGCCCTCATCTCCTGAAGCCGGGAGGCGGGCGATGACCGCCACTCTGGACTGGGCCGAGTACGCCGCCCGGAACTTCGAGAAGCCCGACACTCTGACGACGCTCGGCTTCGAGCCGGTGTGCAAGCCCCGGGTCGTGGCCCGGCTCGCCGGAACCCCGGATGATCTGCTGCCCGCGCCGTGTGGACAGTGCCCGCAGGAGCGGTTCCTCGCCCTGCCCGACGAAGACCTGGACGTGCTGTATGGCGGGGCCGGCGGCGGCGGCAAGTCGGCGTCGCTGCTGGCGCTGGTGATCCGGACCTGCATCCGGTTTCCCGGCATTCAGATCTTCTGGTTCCGCAAGACTTTCCCGCAGCTCAACCAGTCCGTGCTGCGCAACCTGGCGCGCTACAACTATGCGAAGGCCGTCGGCGGGCAGTGGAACGGCTCGAAGTACGAGTTGCGGTTCCCGGGCGCGAGCATCCTGACGTTCGCGCACGCCAAGAATATGGAAGAGGCCGCGGCCCTCTCCTCCGCCGAGATCAACATGTTGGTCATCGACGAGCGCACCACCATGCCGCCCGACGTCGTCGATTTCCTGTACACCCGCGTGCGGTCCGGCGTCGAAAACGTCCCCTGCCTCGGAGTCCGGTCCGCCAGCAACCCCGGCCACATCGGACACGGCATCGTGAAGGCCGACTACGTCGACGCCACCGACTACGGCACCAAGGAAGTCACCGACCGGGCCGGACGCAGGCGCCTGTTCATCCCCGCCAAGGCCTCCGACAACCCCTACGTCGGGGACTACGAGAAGACCCTGCAGGGCATCGCCGACCCCGATCTGCGCGCCCGCATCAAGGACGGTGACTGGTCCGCGATGCCCGACGCAGCCTTCCCCGACTGGAAGCACGACCGCATCGTCGTCCCCGCCCTCGAACTCCCGGCCACGTGGCAGCGCCGCGGCGGCATGGACTACGGCTGGGCCGCCCCGTCGGTGTACGTGGCCGCGGCCCGCGACGGCGACGGGCGCCTGTGGTTCTACCGCGAGCTGACGATGGTGCAGACCCCGGAGCGCGAGCAGGCCCGCCAGATCCTCGCCGCCAACGCCGGCCACGACGTCCAGGTCATCGCGGCCGACCCGGCGATGTGGGGCAAGACCGGGTCCTCACTGCCGCCGGCGGACCAGATGGCCACCGAGGGCCTTCACTTGACGAAGGCGGACAACGATCGTCTCGGCGGCAAGTCCCGCATGCACACCTATCTGGCCGAGGCTCCGGCCTGTCCGTACCACCGGGATCTGGGGTGGGTGACGTGCCCGCTGCTGCACGTCCTGGACGGGTCGTGCCCGCAGTTCACCAAGACCATGGGCGAGCTGCCGCGCGACCCGCACCGCCCGGAGGACGTCGACACCGACGGCCCCGACCACTGGTACGACGGCGCCAGGTATTTGATCATGTCGATCGGTGGCGGTGCCGGCTTCCCGCTGTTCGACGCCGACGCCGAGACCACCGTCGACGACCTCCTGCAGGCCCTCGGCCCGCAGATCGCCCACCGCCCCCGCGATGCGGAGCAGCGCGACTGGTGGGACGACGAAGACACCCCGCAGCGCGGCACCGTGCAGGCCTCCCCCTTCCTCTGACACCACCAAAGGGGGACCCGTGGCCTGGAGCGCGAATCCGCTGACCTGGTTCCGCCGCGACACCCCCCAGCCCGACCTCACCGAGCGGGCCACCCCCGGGCCGGCCAAGCTCCCCGAGCGCGCCGGCTACGAGGTCGGCGTGCCGCCGGGCGGGCTGAACGAGTACCGGCAGTCGATGGGGTCTTCGACCCAGACGGACCGCAGTTCGCTGCTCCAGGAGCTGTACGAGGCCTACCTGGCGTGCCCGTGGAGCTTCGCGTCCGTCAATGCGATCGCGAAGACCATCACTGCGGGCGGCCTGGTCACGGACTGGGACAGTGACGACGGCGAAGGCGACCAGGACACCCCGGAGAAGCCCGCCGAGGTCCTGGCGCTGGAACGCCTGATGGCGTACTGCAACCCGACCGAGGACATTCGGCAGCTGACCCGCAACATCATCGTCGACCTGCTGATCTTCGGTGACGCCTACGTCGAGGTGACGTGGCTGGCGAACCAGCCGGTGGCGCTGTACAACCTGGACTGCCCCACGGTGTATCCGATCGCGGACGAGCACGGTGTGATCACCGGCTACAAGCAGATCACCGAGTTCGGGCAGTCCGCCACGTTCGAGCCGCGCGAGGTCATCCACATCGCCCTGGACTCCCCGCGCTCAGGGGTTTTCGGGGTGTCGCCGACGCAGGCCGCACTGCTGCCGATCACCTCCTGGCTGTTCGCCGCGTCCAACGGCAAGGAGATCTTCCGCAAGGGCATGCCGCCCGTGGTGCACGTCGACTTCCCGGCCGGGATGTCGCAGCCGGACATGAACCGCTGGCTGCAGCAGTACGCCGCCCGCAACATCGGCCCCCGCAACCTGGGTACGCCGATCGCCACCAAGGGCGGCGCGACCCTCGTCGAGCTCGCCCAGGGCAAGGTCGCCGACCTCGAATCGTTCCTGGACCAGAAGCGCGGCGAGATCCTCGCCTGCTACGGCGTCCCCCCTGCGAAGGCCGGGATCATCGAGTCCGGCAACCTGGGCGGCGGCACCGGCGAGGCGCAGGACAAAACGTTCCGCATCAACACCTGCCAGCCGATTGCCGAACTGGTGCTGGAGAAGCTGAACTACCACCTCGCCAAGGACGGCTTCGGGATCGCCGGATGGCACCTGAAGTTCTCCGACATCGACATGCGGGACTCCTCGACGATCGAGAACATTCGGGACCTGCGGATCCGCAACGGCCTGTGGACGCTGAACCGCGGCCGGGCCGAGATCGGCGAGCCTCCGACGCCGGGCGGCGACGAAGCGGTGCTGATCGACCGCCAGAACATCGTGCTGTGGTCGGAGATGGGCGCAGCCTCGCAGGCCGGGATCGCTTTCAAGCTCAAGGGCACGGCCCTGGAGCCGAGTGATCCGGTCGCGGGATCGCCGATCACACTCCAGAAGCCGGCGACCGCACCCGTACCTGCAGCACTGGCCCCGTTCGCGGGCGCCCCGCCCGCAGCAGCAGCGGCAGCGAACGCGCCGCTGCCGGGCGACGGCGAGGACACCGAGTCCCTGCAGGGCCGCTACCGCGCCCGCCTGCGCGAGGCCCTGACCAGACTCCCGGGAGGCGTGGATGAGCGCGCCGCCTGAGCCGCCCCCGGATCCACCGTGGCCTCCCCCTGGCGAGGTCGCCGCGCTGGAGCCGGACACCGTCCCCAACTATCCGCTGCGGGCCGAGGACGTGGCCGCCCTGCTGCCCAAGGAGATCGGGTGACCGTGGCCGGGACTGACTTCTCCGACGGCTGCATGCTCGCCCTGTATCCGCCACCGGACCTTGCCGCCGCACTGGCCGTCGAAGGCGGCCTCCCCGTCGAGGAACTGCACATCACGGTCGCCTACTGCGGCGACGCAGTCGACGTCGATCCAGACGTACTACTCGCGGCGGCACGGAACCTGACCGGGCGACAAGCCATTGCGGGTTCCATCTCCGGGAGCGCCCGGTTCACCGGCGGCCCCACCGACGTGGCGGTCGCCCTGATCGACTCCCCCAACCTGGAGACCCTGCGGGCCGACACGCTGTCCACGCTGGCGGCGGCCGGGATAGCGGTCCCGCGCGATCACGGCTTCACCGCCCACTGCACCCTGCAGTACCTCGCGCAGAACGCGGCGATGCCCGTGGACCGGGTCGAAGCCACGCCGGTCCGCTTCGAGGCCCTGTCCGTCGTCCACGGAACCACCCGAACCGACCTGCCGCTGGCGCATCCCATCGAGGCCTTCGCCCGCGAGGCCTTCGCAGCAGGCTGGGCATCCACCGGCGGCCCGCTCACCAACCGCGTGCACACCGCCTGCGCGGTCGCCGTCGACCTGGCCGCCGAGCACTCGGAAGACCCCGGGATCCTGGAAGCCACCCTCGACCTCGGGCGCCTCGAAGGCATGTGGGCGCAGCTGTTCCAGCGCCGCGAGGACCTCATCAACCAGTACACCGCCAGCGTCACCGCCGCCTGGCGCAACCTCATCCGGCCGCGCCTGTTCCGCGACGGACTGCTGAACCTGCGGGCCGAACTCGGCCTCACCGAAGCCGAAACCGACCCGAAGGCGGTCAAGGCCGCTGCGGTGGCAGCCGCCACCGCGATCCTCGCGGCCATCCCGCTCACCCCGGGCTGGGCCGCCCTGGAGCAGGCCATCCGCGACGCACTTGCCGCAGGCCGCGCCGAGGGCATCGTGTCCGCCGTCGCCATCGCCGCCCACCAGGCCAAGCGCGACGGACTCGACTGGGACAAGGGCTTCGCCAGCGCCTACCAGCAACTCGGGCGCCTGGACACGCTCTGGAACGACGCCAGCCTCTGGCAGCAGCGGCTCCTGCAGCGGGCCACCACCGACCTCGCCGCACTCCTCGCCGCCAAGGCCACGGCCGGCGCGGGCTTCGACGACATGCTCGACGGCGCCAGTGAACTCCTGGACAGCGACCAGGTTGAGGCCGTCGGCTTCACCACTGACTGGGCCATGACGAGCGCCATGGGCGCAGGCGCCCTGGCGCTCTACCAACTCCAGGGCGCCCTCGTCCTGTACTGGATCACCGCCGGGGACGGGCTGGTGTGCGTGTCCTGTCAGGACAACGAGGACAACAGCCCCTTCGCTCTCGACGCGGCCCCGTCGTGCCCCGACCATCCGCGCTGCCGCTGCCAGATCACGGCCGACCTGGACCTGTCCTCGTTCGCCGCCTGGTTCACCACCTGATCGGGAGGACTCCATGGCCCCGTACAACCCGGTGCCACGCACCCTGTGGGACCTGGCGTCCTCGGGGCTCGGCACGACCCTGACCGTCAACGGCAACAGCGGCACGAGGCTGGTCGACCTGCTGGACGTCACCGACGTGTGGCTGTCCCTGTGGGTGACTGGTACGCCGACGGGCACCACGCCGACCTTGGCCGCCCAGGTCGATATCCAGGACCCGGACGGGAACTGGTTCGCGGCGCTGGCGAAGACCACCACGGTCAACGCGGCGGCGGCGGGGGCGTCGGCGGTCGCCGGGCTCCACATGCCGAATGCCGCCTCTGGGTCGGCGAGCGTGGCGTGGCCTCTGCCGCGCTGGTGCCGTGTCGCCTGGGTCTTGACCGGCACCACGCCGGTGTTCCCGCAGACCTCGATCTGCCTGACCGGACGCTAACTGCCCCAGCTCGACTGCAAGTGATGCCCGAAGGTGTGCCGCAATGTCCGGCAACCCATATGAAATGAGGTGCCGTGGCCAGGTCAATCGCCACCATCGAGGGAACTGCCCTCGTGCCGGGGGTCAGCAAGAACGGCCGCCTCTACTCCAAAGAGGCCATCGCCAAGGCCGTCGCCCGTCTGACTGAACGCATCGCTGTCGGGACCGACCCGGCGGTCATGCTTACTTCCCACTGTGCAGATGATGACTCCCGGCGCATCGTCGGACGGCTCACCTCGGTTGCGCTCGCGGAGGACGGATCCGCCCGGTTCGCCGCCCAGCTCGCAGACACCGACGAAGGCCGGAAGATCGCTGCCCTCGTCGATACGCGTGGCGGCCCCGCATTCCTCAAGGGCGTCTCGATCAGGGGGGCTTGGGCCAGCAAGGTCAGGCGCGAGCCCGGCCCTGATGGCACGCCCGTGGAGACGGCCGACGACCTTGAGATCAGCGGGCTCGACTTCACTCGGAAGCCGGGCGTCCCGGGGGCCGAGATCGACACCTTCACTCCGACGTCGTCCAGCCTCCCGCTGGAGACCGATCCCGATGGGCGGGTGCTGATCACGGAATCCGTCGACGAGGCCACCGTCACGATCACCGAGACGGACAGCACCGACGATGGCCCGTTCGCCGACCCCGGCTACCGGACGGACAAGCAGAAGCGCTACGTCCTGGCCAGCAAGGTGCAGGCGAAGGCGGCCTGGTCGGCGATCGGCGAGTCCGAGACCGCCCGCCTGTACACCTCGGCGCAGCTCAAGCGCGTCAAGGGCCGCATCGTCAAGGCCCTCAAGGGCTACGGCGTGACCGTGGCCGCGCAGGAAGGCTGGCTCATCGACCCGGCCGCGGCGGTCAACGAGTCCCTGGCCGAGTGCTGGGACATGGCCTCGCCCGGCGGAGACCTCTACATCTCCCTGACCAACGGCCCCACCACAGTCAGCGTCACCTCGCGGCTCCTGGACCCGCACGATCTCGACGCCGTCGGCCGCGCGGCGATGGCCGGGGCGTGCGACGCGCTGATGGCCCTGGACCCGGACATGGACGCCGACATCGACGTCCCCGGAGTCGAACCCGAGGACACCGACGACGACATGGGCGACGACGAGCCCGGCTCGGCCTGCCCGTGTGGTTGCGGCTGTGCGGTCCCGCACCAGATGGCTGTCGGCGCGGGCTGCCCGTGCGCGTGCGGCTGCGAAGTGTGCCAGGCCCCCGGCGGCGGCGCTGCGGAGAGTATTCCGCTCGCCATAGCGGGACAGCCGCTCCCGCCCGAGCAGATGGCGGCACTCAACGCCGTCGGCTTCTTCGAGCGCCTGGAGCCCGGCGCCGTCATCACTGCGGCGATGGTCAACGAGGCCATCGCCCCCCAGACCCCGGCGCCGGAAACCGCCGCCGAGACCCCTACCCAGGAAACGGAGCCCGCCATGGCGGAGTCCATCACCCCGGCGCCCGAGACCCCGGGGCCCACGACCAGCCTCGACGACCTCGGCGCCAAGCTCGACGGCCTGACGAGCGCCCTGACCGGCTTCGTCACCGCCATGAGCAACAAGCCCGTCGAGGCGGCCCCGGCCGCCCCGACGCCCGTCGTCGAGGCTGCACCCGTGGTCGAGGAGACCCAGGAGCAGATGATCGACCGCCTCGTTGCGGAAGGCATCGCCAAGCGACTGCCCGCCGCAGTCCAGGAGACCGTCGAGCAGTCCGGTCCGCCCACCCGCAAGGGCCTCGTCACCGGCGTCACCGAGAACGCGGCCCCCGCCGGTGCGGCCCCGGGTCTCAACGAGTACGGCGTCCCGTCGAACTGGCCCAACAAGCCCCTGCACGAGTACAACGCCGACGAGCGCCTGCGCTACTTCGGCCCGGCCGTGCGCGAGCACGTCCTGCAGGACCGCTTCCTCGGCTGACCGGCCGCCCCCTGCTTCCGCTTGGCGCGGACCTTCCGTACGCGCTCGCGGCAGCATGCCCGGCAGTCACGTCGTCCCTTAGGCGTGATCCGGGTGTTGATCTCATCGAACGGATGCTCGTTCACGCACTGGTCTTTGGCGGCGTTCAGCCCAGTTGGCGACAGGCCACGGAGCTGGTTGACCTTTCGCGTGACGGGCTCCAGATGCTTCGGGTTGCAGCAGGCCCGAACTCGACAGAGGTGGTCAATTTCCGTCCCCTCCGGGATAGCGCCCACCATCAGTTCATAGGCGATTCGATGCGAGATCTTCTTCGGCTGGTTGCCGAAGTTCCCGTACCCCCGTGCACTTGTCGCACCCTTCCAGATCCAGCACGGACCTAGCTCGGGACGATATTCGGGAACGGGGCCATTCTTGTCGACCTTCACCCAGAAGCGCTCTTCATAGGGGCGTCCGCCTAGTGGTGGTCCCACCCTGTTCCTGCGCCACTGCTGGTAGTGCGTATGGCACATCTCGCGCCCGTAGAACTCGCGTGAGCATCCATCAATTGAGCAGGTCCGCAGCATATTTCCTCCGCGTGGAGCGTAACGACGCTGTACGCAAAGTATATCGCGAATGACCGCCAGCCGCAGACGGATGGTGCCTTTCGGCAGCAATGGTCCCCAAATCCCCAAGGCCATTCAGCAGGAAGGCAAAGCCATGTCCAGCGAACTCCGCGAGGCACTGACCGTTTCGGGCGCATCCGCGCTCGTTCCGAAGATCATCGACCCCGTCCTTCTCGAATACCAGCGGAGGTACTCCCCCCTGGTGCGGTCCATCCCGACCGTCAACTGGAACGCCGACCAGTACTACTTCAACCAGCGCACCCAGGTCGCGGCCGGCGGGTTCGTCCCCGACGGGGGCGCCCGCCCGGTCAGCAACTCGACCTACGTGCAGAACAACTTCCAGATGAAGCACGTCCAGGTCGTGGGCGCGGTCACCGGCTACGCGCAGGAGGTGACCCGCCAGGTCATCGGCGACCTGCGAGAGACGGAAATCGAGGGCTCCATCCGGGGCATGTACTGGGACATCGAGACCGGGATCTGCTGGGGCAACTCCGCAGCCACCCTGTCCGGTGCCCAGCCCCAGTTCGACGGCCTCGACTCCCAGGTGAACACGTTCACTGGCGGGTTCCAGAACGCCCAGGACAAGGCCGGGACCACGCTGTCCCTGGCGATGCTCGACGAGCTCATCGACATGGTCGAGACCAACGCGGCGATGCCCGTGTTCGACGACACCTGGATGATCGTCATGTCCAACACCGCCGCGTCGAAGGTCGCGCAGCTGCAGACCGGCCAGCAGCGGTTCGAGGCCGTCGAGGTCGCCACCGGCCTCGTCGTGCCGTCGTACCGCAACATCCCCCTGGTCAAGACCAGCTTCCTGCAGGCGCGCGGCTACGGCATGGGCACCGTCACCAGTGCGACCGCGACCACCGGCGGCAGCATCCCGCTGTCCACGACGTACAAGTACGTCGTGTCTGCGGTCGTGGCCCGCCAGGGCGAGATCGGCGTGTCGGGCGAGGTGTCCCAGGCCACCGGCTCGGGCACCTCCACCAACACGATCACGCTGTCGTTCTCCAGCCCCTCGGGCCTGGACGGGCTGCAGCCGCAGCTCTACAAGGTCTACCGGACGGCGGCGGCTGGCGGCACCGGCACCGAGACGTTCCTCGGTTACGTCGACGGCACCGTGGGCCTGGCCGCGGACGGGGTCACCCCGATCCTGACCACGTCGATTGTGGACACCGGCACCGCGCTGGTGCCGCAGAACGGCGCCACCGTCCCGGGCACCCTGCCGGCGCAGTACTACGGCACCAGCGCCAACATGCTGCCGCCGTCCACGGGCCAGGAGAACATCTACCTGATCTCTCGGGACCGCAACAACATCGTGCGTCCCTACGTTCGCGAGGCCCACCCGCTGGACGTGTACGCCACCACAGCCGCGCCCGATACCCTCCCATACGCGGTTGTAACGGACACCACGCTCGCAGTGCGAGCGGCCCGCTACACCGGCCGCTTGTCTCGGGTCGGCGTCAGCGTCTGTCCCCGGGCGCCCCCCCCCCCCCCCCCCGGG